GGGCATCAGCCGCGATCCCACGTCGACAGAGGCGTCCGCCGGTGCGTCACCAGGAACTCTTCGACCGGGTGGAACGTGAACTCGCGCGCCATCTTCTGCATGAACAGGCCGTCGGCGTGGCAGGCGATGCCGTGCTCGGCCTGTTCGGGGAAGTACGGCGGGCCGATCCAGTCCAGGCAGTCCTTGCGGTGCGCGATCTGGCCGCCGTCGATCCGCGAGTCCACCACCGGCAGTTCCGTCCCCATTCCCATTGGGTGCAGCGCCGGGATGCCGCCGGTGGGCATGAAGCCTCCCTCGCGCAGGCTGGCGTGCAGCAGCCCGAAGTAGCACACCCGCCGCTGCGGGTCTGCCTCCATGAACTCCACGCACCTGCTCACACAGCTGGGCTCGAGCAGGTCGTCGTCGGACAGGTAGAAGATGTACTTGCCGTTCGCCTTCGGGTAGTACCGGTTCAGCAGCACCGCTGTCGGGTACGTCCGCTCCCGCTCGCCCGCAGTGAGCTCGATCTCCTCATAGATGACCCGCGGGTCGCCCAGCAGCGGCGCGATCTCCTTGCGGGTCACCCCGTCGGTGCTGTTCTCCAGGATCCAGTACTCGAAGTCGCTGAAGTCCTGCGCCAGCACCGACGCGATCGCCTCGGTGGCGTAGTGCCCCTTGTTGTAGCTGGGCGTGAACACCGAGGCCAGGGGCATCTGAGGGTCAGGTCTGCTTCCAGGGGCCGGAGTCCGGCCAGTCACCGGACACGTTGCCCTGTATGTCAGCAGGCCCCGACTTCACCTTCACCCACGGGCCGAGCGGCCCGTCGGAGGTGGCGTCGTACGGCTGGCCCGGCTGGCTGGGTGCCGAGGTGATCGGGTCTGGTGCGTCAGGCACTGGGGATCTCCTTCCATGTCACCGCGGCCGGGGAGTAGGCCACCCCGTGCGTGAGGACACTGCGCGGCTTATTTGTCACCTGGAGCGTGGGGTTACCTTGCTTGGTGCGGTCGGGCAGCGGGTCTACCGGGTCCGAGCCAGGGGCCGTCATTGCCTGTTCGTTGCTGGATTGCATGTTGCCTCCAGCCTGCGAGGTGACCGTCATAGAGTTCGCGGCCAAGTGCGACAGATCCTGCATCACTCGTGCCTCGCAATCGCAGCGTTTGCCCACATGACGGCCTGCTCCAGATGCGTAATCGCAAGCGACTTCTCGCGGGAGTCTGGGCACTCCTCATCGATCATGTCCGCCAGGTTCTTGCCATTGAAGCGGATCTTCTCGTACCGCTCCGGCTGGCCATCCTTCGGCGCATGGTAGGTGAAGCGGCTGGCGAGATCAGCGGGATCCACGTCAGCCCGCGCTCCGGCCACCGCGCATCACGCGGCCCATGCCGGCGCCGGTGCTGGTGGGCTGGTTCCCGCTGACCCCCGGCAGGCTGGGGCCGCCGCCGCCGTAGGAGCCGTCGATCGCCTGCGTCCAGTCGCCTGGCCCCGACACCGAGTCGGCCACCGTGTCCTGCACGTAGGTGCCCGACAAGTACGAGCCCGGGAGGGTGTACTTGACCGAGTCCGGGCCGCCCTCGCTGTTACTGGCGCCCGGGGTGCCCGGGGCGCCCGTGTTCGCGGTGTCGGAAGGGCCGAGGCCGGAGATGCCCTCATTCAGCTGGCCCGGCTCGTTCGTCGGGTCCGAGGCGCCGGAAGCGCCGGTGGAGCCGGGGGCGCCGGTGGTCTGCGGGATCGCCATCCCGAACAGTGAGGCTGAGTTGTTGCCGGGCTCGGTGGTCGGGTCGCCCGCGCTGCCGGTGCCGGACTGCGCGGCGGAACCGCTGACCACTTCCGACTGGGCGAAGTCAGCGAACCCGGGGTGGTTGTTAGCCATTGGTTCTCCTCGTCAGATAGTCCACCGTCGCCGTGGACACGCAGCGAGAGCAGCGGTAAGCGCCACCCTCGTTGATTACTTTCAGGCCGGGCACCGACAGGTGCCCGCAGTCCAGGCGCCGCTCCAGCACGCCACCGTCGGCGCACCGGTCGCACACCCGCCTGCCGTCCGGCAGCCCCACGCCCTTGCCGGGGCGGATGCCGTGGCCGCAGTGGGCGCACGGCATCCGCCTGGCGTGGGGCTGCCGGATACGGCGGGAGTTGGACACGGCTAGGTTGCGGGACCCTTGTAGAGTTTGACCCCATTGGTGTCGATCAGGGAGCCATCGCCCCTGAGCAAACACCTGAATGTCACCAAGTCAGACCCGAAGGCAAAGTCGTCCGAACGTTCGAACCGGACCCCGCCCACCAGCCTCACGAAGAACTGGGCGAAGTCGCCGAATGCGACGGAGAACGCCGATGTGACCACCGCAGGCATGAACGGGTCTGCCACCACCGGCTTGCCGAGCAGCAGGTCCGGCGAGCCGAGCACGGCCGACGGCTCCCAGATCGGGCGCCCCTGGCTGTCGGTGATCTTGCGGAAGCCGCCGATCGTCTTGTCCGCCGCCATCCAGTAGCACGACCTGGACTGGCGGTACGGGGCGATGACCGAATACTCCAGGTCCACCAGGTTCGCGTAGGTCGCGGCACCGCCGAGACCAGTCGTGGCGCCAGTGACGCCGGGCGAGGCGGAGGTGGCGAAGATCAGCCCGGACGGCTTGGACGAGCCGTTGCCGTTGACCAGGTCGGTGCCGAACGCGTTGCCGACCGCCCGGCCGGCCTGCATCGCCAGGTAGCCGATCAGGTCCACGCCCTGGTCATCGATCAGCTCGCGGCCGACCTGCAGCATGATCCCGTACTTGTAGGCCGCCAGCGTCGCCTGCGAGAACGCCGGGTCCGACGTCGGCAGGGTTATGCCCTGGCCCGTCAGCGCCGCCGTCGAGTGCGCGGTGGTCTTGGGGATCTGCAGCGTCTCCCCGCCCTCGGTGTTCAGGACGGTCGGGCCGGCCTGCATGATGCCGGAGACCTCGATGAGGTGGGCGATCAGCCGGTCGTAGAAGTCGGTCGGGACGATCGACGTCGGCGAGCCGGTGGACGACAGCAGGGTCCGGTAGTTCAGCGGGCCGAGGTCCTCGGAGTTGTGCCGCAGCTCCAGCGACCGCGGTGCCCCCCTGTCGCCGCGCAGGAACGCCCGGATCTCCTCGTTCGCGTCCTTGCCGGTGGAGTCGGCGTGGGAGGCGCCGTCGCCGCCGCGCCGCTCGGGCTTCTTGCCGATCACCGCGTCGAACGCGTCGTCGGCGTCCTTGGCGCGCTTCTCGGCGTCGAGGGCGGACTTGATGCGCTTGTCGAGGGTCTCCATCTCCTCGTTCATCACTTCCCAGGAGCCCTGCTCCTCGGCGGTGAAGGCGCGGTTCTCGTTCGCGGCGGTGTCGGCGAGTTCCTTGCACTGCTCCCACACGTTCATGCGGCGGTCGCGCAGGCGCTTGGTGACTTCGCTGGCCATGTGATCCTCCTTGGTGAAGCCAGCCGGACAGGAAGGTTTTGCCTGCGGGCCTCGCTAGGCGGATCAGCGGGTGACGGGCTGCGCCAGCCGCGCGGGTAAAGGGGGGTTAGTCCTCGTCGGCGTAGGGGTCGGACCGGCGCGTCAGCAGCATCGCCGCCGCGGCGGGGCCGAACAGCCGCTTCGGCTCGGGCCGGTAGATGGGCCGGTCGCTGCGGACGAACAGGCGCCGCAGCTCGTCGGCTTCGGCGAGCCGGCGGACCTCATCCACCGCGACCTGCATGTGGTCGGCCAGCGACCGCAGCGCCGGCGCGGTCGCCCGCACCGCTGCGGTGGCGTCGGGGTAGGCGGGCGTCAGGACCGGTGCGACATCGACCAGGTCCACGCTGTGCAGGGTGCGCTGCGGGAAGTTCTGGTCCGTGATGCCCCACTCGTCGCCGCCGCGGGGCACCCGGAACGCGAACGAGGAGTAGCGAATGTCGCCGCGCTGCACCAGTTCCCGCACGTCGCCGCGGGACTCCGGCGGGATCACCTGGTAGTCCAGGCCGGTCCGGTCCACTGTGAGCTGCAGCGTCCCCGCCGCCGTGGTGCCGAGCACCAGGTTGGAGTCGTGGTTGAACCGGGCGACCACGTCCGGCCAGCCGGCCATCTTCGCGTCATTGAAGGCGTGCGGTGCGACCCGCTCGATGAAGCCGCCAAGGTTGCGGGACTCGCGCGGCGTGAACACACTCGCGTAGCCGCCGATCCACTGGCCACCGTCGTCGGCCGAGCGGACTTCCAGCCGCAGGTCCAGGTCCTTGTAGCAGGAGTTGATCCGCATCTCGCGGATCTCCTCGTCGGCGAACAGCGACCGGTCGTTGCCGTCGCCGGCGTGGACGCCCATGCGCTTCGCGGCGGCCATGATCTTCGTTTTCGCCTGGGCCTTCTCGGTGTCGCTCAGGTCCGACTGCGGCAGCCGCGACAGGGCGTTGCGGACGTGCGGCTCATCGTGGATCGGGAGATGCCGCAGACTGCGGGGCACCGTTTTGCCGCTGGAGTCCTTCGTCCCTCCCGGCTGGACCAGTGCGAAAGCTGAGTCCGGAAGGTCGTTCTGATCCGCAGTCGGCATCTGCGCCATGAGGAAACCTGCCTTGCCGTGAAGAAGGGTCGGTTTAGGCACGGCTGCTTGCTGCCGCCGTGGAAGTACGCGGGAAACGGGGGGGAGGTGCGGCCTTACAGCTTCCTGGCCTGGGCCTCGAGGGAACTCGCCTTGGCCAGCAGTCCGTGGATCTGCTGCTTGAGGTCGGCGATCCGCGTGTGCAGCGACGCGGTGGCCGTGTGCGCCTTCGCCGCCGCCTGGTGCGCCTTCTTTGCCGGGTGCTGGCCCTTGTGCCCGGGGTTGCGGTGCTTGGCGTGCGGGCTGATCTTCTTGTGGTGTGCGGACTTCCCGGCCGAGGTGGCCGAGGCGGCGTGCTGCTTGGCCTGCTTCTCCAGCAGATCCACCTGCTGCTGCAGTTCGTGGGCCTTCTGCCGGTCCTCTTTCGCCTGGCCCAGCAGGTGGGCCTTGCGCTTGGCGCGGGTCTTGGCCGCCGCGCCCGCTCCGCCGCCGCCGCCGGTGGCGAACTCGCCGCCGCCGGGGCCGGGCGGGGCGTGGAACGGGTTGAACCGCTTGCCGCCGCCGGCCTGGGCTTTCGCTGCTTCCCACTCGGCTACGGCCTTCGCCGCTGCGGCCTGCACATCCGGGTGCACGTGGCCCTTGCCGTTCGGGGTGCGGCCGGCGGCCCAGTCCTTCACGACGCCGATCGCCCGGGCGATGGCCTCGCTCTCGCCCGCGCCCTGCCGGCGGAATGCATGAGCAACATTCTGGATGTAGGCAGGCAGCTGCAGGCCCTTGACGTGGAACAGGCCGGGCCCCGACGGTGAGCCGAACGGGTGGTGCACCGTCGAGGCGGCGGGGGTTTCCGCGGTACGCGCCGGCACGGGCCGGGTGAGGATGGACGGTGGCCTAGGCATGACGCGCCCTGCCGCTGCCGTTCACGGCCGGGACCGGCGGGGGCACCTGGTTCACCGGTGGCAGCACTGGCTGCTGGCCCGGCTTGACGGGCACCTGCGGGTTCGGCTGGTCCTCCGGGCCGGTGCCGATCTCCTCCTTCAGCCCGCGCGCCGCGGCGACCATGATCTGCAGCGGCGTGAAGTCGGAGCCGTCGTAGTCGTTATTGTCCTTCGGCTTCGGGACCGGCTCCCGCTGCTCAAGCTCACGGATCTCGTCCACGTTCAGGCCGCCGATGTTCCTCGCCGTCTGGTACACGT